TCATGCGTGATTGCATCCATTGCCCGGCATGCGCTTGCAAGGCAATCTGCCGAGAGGGGATCCGTGGTGATGGGCGCATTGATGGGGCCGATCCGACCATGGCGGCACTTACCGGACGCATCGAGGTGCGGTTTTCCGACACAACGCTGGTGACCCAAGCCATCGACGGCAGCCCCTGCGAGCTGGAGTTCAACTACAGCCTCGGGGCAAACGCCAGTTTCACCTTCACCGCCCATGCCGTCTATCTGCCGCGCCCGCGGATCGAAATTGCCGGACCTCAAGGCGTGCAGGCCAGCTTTGACTGGCAAGCCGCCAAAGCCACAAGCCCCGCCCGCATGTGCACCGCCGTCCTTATTAACACCCTTACAGGATACTGATCATGATCCGACTGAACCTGACTGCCACGCCTGACTGGCTGGACCTCGCGCCCGGCCTGCGTTTGCTGGTGGCTCCCCTGACCACCGCGCTGATGGTGTCGGCCCGCGCCGATCCCGCCATCGAGGCCATGCCAGAAACGGCCACGACTGAAGAGTTGGCGCTCGCCATGGCGAAAGCCGTCGGACGGCGCGCTGTGCTGAATTGGGAGGGCGTCGGTGATGACGCGGGCGATGTCATCCCCGTTTCACCCGAAGGCGTCGACGCCCTGCTGGAAATCTGGCCCGTCTTTGAAGCCTTCCAAACCCAATACGTTGCGCGGGGCCTAATCCTGGACGCGGAAAAAAACGTCTCCGCGCCTTTGCCGAGTGGTCCTTCGGCGGGGGCGATCGTTACTGTGCCGCTTGCGCAAAAACCTGCCCGGACTGCCCGGCAAGGCTGAACCGGCCGCAAACACAGGACGGCTGGCAGGTCTGGGATCTGGTCGGCCGCCTTGGCGGGCAGCTGCGGGTGATCCCCGGCGCCGTGCTCGGCTGGGATATGGGCGCAGCCTTGGCCCTCGCGAACGCGCTGGGCATCGACAGCCTCATCGCCGCAGAACTGCTGCCCGAAATCGAGGCGGTGATGGTGCGCAAAGTGAATGAGCAGATGGTCGAGGGAGAGCCCGGCGCGCTCAGGTCTTGATCTTCTCAATCAGGGTCACGCCCGGTAGACCCTCGAAATGCGTGTCGCAGGTCAGCAGCGTCGCTTCTTGCGCCTGCGCCGTGGCGAAGATGATGGCATCGGCGGTGGCAAGCTTGTGGGTGCGACAGGCCTCGGCGGACGCAAGCGCGATTTCTGTATCGAGCGGGATGATCTGGCAGACTTGCGTAAAGGCGATCACCTGATCAGACTTATCCTCCGTCACCTCACGGGTGAGCCATTTTGCCAGCTCAAGCTGCACCATGGTGGGCACCAGCCAGTCAGACTGATCGGGCAGATGCTCGGCGAGCGTGTTCCCGGTGGGTGAGCCGATCAGCCATTCGATCCACGCGGATGTGTCGACGAGGACCTTCAAAATCGATCAGCGCGGTCACGGAAGTCGGTAGCTGATGCGCCTTTAGCAAGGCCCTTCAGCGCTTCGCGCTGCGGAACGGGCACCAAGAGAACGCCTGTTCCTTTGGGGATGAACGCGAAGGTCAGCCCGGCTTCCCAGTGCTGCGCGGCTCGGATCGCCTTGGGGATCGAGATCTGGAACTTCGAGGAGAGGGTCGCGGTCTCAGACATCATCATACCTTTCGTTAATCGATGCGACAAACGTAAGACATCTGCGTCAGAAATTCAAGGATCCTGTTCCATGGCCGAGAAACGAGTATCCGTCCGCCTCGTCGCCGAGGGCGGCCGCCAAGTGCGCGCCGAACTGGAGGGCGTGGGCGAGGCAGGCGCGCGCGGCTTCGGGCGACTGTCGCGCGAGATGGACCTCGCGAACGCGCGCGTTGCAGCCTTCGCCGGTCGTGCGACCCTTGCTGCGGCTGCGGCCATCGCGGCACTGGCCGCAGCGGGTGCTGCAATGGTCGGTTCCGGCCTGCAGACGGTGGATGCGCAGGCAAAACTGGCACAGTCACTGGGCACGACAGTCGCTTCGATCCAGACGCTGGAGCGCGCGGGTGAACTGGCCGGTGTGTCGATGTCCGGGATCGAGCAAGCGACCAAGGATCTGACGCGGCGGCTGAGCCAGGCGGCCGCCGGGACCGGCCCGGCCGCCGATGCGCTGGACCGGCTGGGCTTGTCGGCCGCCGACCTGATTGCCCTGCCGCTGGACCAGCGTGTCGGGGCGATCAACGCAGCCATCGAAGCATTCGTACCCGCCGCCGAGCGCGCCGCCGTTGCGGGGCAGCTTTTCGGCGAGGAAGGCTCCATCGCCATGTCGCGCATCGACACCGCAACGCTGCGGCAGGCGACAGAGGATGTACTTGCATTTGGCGTTGTCGTCTCGGAGCAGGACGCCGATCAGATTGAGCGCACCAATGATGCCCTCTCACGTTTGGGCTTGATCTGGCGCGGCGTGTCGAACCAGCTGGCGGTCGCGGCGGCTCCGGCCTTGGAAGCAGTCGCAAATGCGCTGGCAGCAATGGCCCGCACAACCGGCTCGGTCGGCATCGCAATCACTGCACTCTTCGACAACATCGGGCGCCTGACCACCTACGCCGCAACCTTTGCGGGCATCATGGCAGGGCGCTGGGTGGCGGGGATGGCAGCTGCTGCCCTCTCGGTACGCGGGCTCGTGACAGCCCTCGTCTTCCTGCGTGGCGCTCTGATTCGCACCGGCATTGGCGCGCTGATCGTCGGTGCAGGCGAGTTGGTCTATCAGTTCACCCGGCTTATGGCCGGTGCCGGTGGCTTTGGTAACGCGATGGGTTTGCTCTCCGACCTCGCCTCCGAGGTGTGGAGCCGCATCGGCCTGGCGCTTGATGCAGCACTGGCGCGGATGGCCGCAGGTTGGGAGGGGATGAAGGCCACCGCACTGACTGCGCTCGATGGTGCCATCAGCGGTGTGTTCAGCTTTGGCGACCGGTCGGTTGCGGTTTTCCAGGGCGCGTTCGATGCAATGAAGGCGATCTGGGGGCAGCTCCCCGGTGCCATCGGCGACTTCGCGTTTCAGGCGGCGAACGGGTTGATCAGCGGTGTGGAGTCGATGCTGAACGGGGTCGTCACCCGGATCAACGGATTTATCACGACGCTCAACGCCGCACTGGACCTGCTCCCCGAATGGGCCACCGGCGAAGGCGGGGTTCGGATCGGCACCCTCGATCCGGTGACGCTCGGCGGCATCGCTAACCCCTTTGCGGGTGCGGCCGAAGCAGCCGGTGCTGCGGCAGCCGACGCATTCTCGGCAGCACTGGGGCGAACTTACGTCGATGCGCCTGATCTGGGCCTTGGGGCGGCGGCCGACGATGCCAGCGCCCGGGCCAACGGCTACCGCGAGGCAGCAGGCATGCTGGCCGATGCGGCTGGTCGCCCGTTGGCAAGTTGGGAGGCGCTGCGCGACGCGATGACCAACGCTGGGACCGAGGCCGAAACAGCCCTTGCAGATGCTGCTACATCGGCAGACGCACTCGGCGTCGAACTTGATGACACTGCCGCCGCTGCCGGTAGTGCAGGTGCTGCTGCGCGCGCAGCCGGGGCAGCAGCCGCCGAGGGTGCGGACCAAGCTGCCACTGGCTGGGGCGCGGTTACGGCTGCTCTTGCTGAATATGCAGCCAAGGCCCGCGATATCGGTGGCGATATCGGCCAGACGTTGGTCGGGGCGTTCCAGAGCGCGGAAAACGCCGTGGGCGACTTCGTCAAGACCGGCAAGCTGGACTTCAGCGGCCTCGTCACTTCGATGATTGCCGATTTGGCCAAACTTGCTGCGCGGCGCTTTATTCTCGGCCCCATCGCCGATGCCTTGTCGGGCGCGTTTGGCGGTGCAGGTGGATTGTTCGCGAACATCCTGCATTCTGGCGGTACAGTTGGCGTCGCGGGTAGCAGCCGGATGGTGCCTGCCATGGCCTTCGCGGGAGCCCCGCGCATGCATTCGGGCGGTTGGGCCGGGCTGAAACCTGACGAGGTGCCCGCAATCTTGCAACGCGGCGAGCGGGTTCTGTCGCGCAGGGAAGCGGCTGGCTATGGCCAAGGGCAATCCTCCGCCCCGACGGTCAACGTCACGATCATGTCCCGCGATGCCGAAAGCTTTCGGCAATCCCGCACACAGGTGGCAGCTGATATCGCTCGCGCCGTATCTCTCGGTCGGAGGGGCATGTTATGGCGTTTCATGAAGTGCGCTTCCCCGACAACATCAGCCGGGGTGCGCGCGGCGGGCCAGAGCGACGCACCCAGATCGTTGAACTGGCCTCTGGAGACGAGGAGCGGAACGCTAGCTGGGCCAACTCGCGGCGGCGGTTTGACGTGGCCTACGGCATTCGCCGCGCAGATGATCTGGCAGCGGTCGTCGCCTTCTTCGAAGCCCGCAACGCTCGTCTGCATGGCTTCCGTTATAAGGACTGGGCCGATTACAAATCCTGCCTGCCGTCGCAGGCGGTCGCTCCCACCGACCAGCCCATTGGCACCGGCAATGGTGCCGTCACCACCTTCGCACTCCTGAAACGCTATACCTCCGGCGCACAGAGCTGGACCCGCGCGATTGCCAAACCCGTCGCGGGCACAATCCGGGTGGCTTTGAATGGGGTCGAGCAGATGACAGGTTGGAGCGTCGACACAACGACCGGCAGGGTCACGTTCAATGCCGCTCCCGGTGCGGGCGTCGCAATCACCGCAGGCTTCGAGTTTGATGTCCCTGTCCGCTTCGACACCGACACGCTCGACGTCACCCTCGACATTGAACGGCTGGGCTCGATTACCTCCATCCCGCTGCTGGAGATCCGCAGATGAAATTCCTCTCTCCAGCGCTGCAGGCCCATCTGGACGATGGCACCACTACGTTGTCATGGTGCTGGCGGATTTCGCGGACGGATGGCATGGCGCTGGGTTTCACCGATCATGACTGCGCCCTCAGTTTCGATGGCACTGAGTTTGAGCCCGAAAGCGGGTTTGCCGCCTCAGAAATCCGCTCGGGCTCCGATCTGGCCGTCGATGCGCAGGATGCGAGCGGAGTGCTGACCTCGGACAGGATCACGGAGACCGACATTCTCGACGGGCGCTGGGACAACGCTGCTGTGGAGTTGTGGCGCGTGAACTGGGCCGACCCGAGCCAACGGGTGCTGATGCGGCGCGGTGCTGTGGGTCAAATCCGGCGCGGCCGTATGGCCTTCGTCGCGGAGGTACGGTCGCTGGCGCATGTGCTGGGCCAGACCGTCGGGCGGACGTTTCAGGCGGGGTGCGATGCCGCGCTGGGCGATGTGCGCTGCGGGATCGATCTAGACAACGGCGCCTACAAGGGCACGGGGGTGATCACCGACCTGTTGCGCGACCGGGCGTTCATGACCTCGGGGCTGTCGGCATTCGAGGCAGGCTGGTTCGCCTCAGGCACCCTGACATGGACCAGCGGCGCCAATACAGGGCGCATCACCGAAGTGCTGGCCCACGGATTGGCCGATGCCATCGCGACCCTGACCCTGCTGGAAGCGCCGGTGCGCGCCATAGCCGAGGGAGACAGCTTCATCGCGCGGGCGGGCTGCGACAAGCGCATCGCCACCTGTGGCGCGAAGTTCGCCAATACCGCCAACTTTCGCGGGTTCCCGAACATCCCAGGGCAGGATGCAGTTCTGCGCTATGTCAGCCAAGACGGCGGCCATGATGGCGGCGTGTTGTGATGACATCAGATCCTGCCCTCGTCGTCGCCGCGGCACGCAGCTGGCTGGGCACACCCTACCACGACCAAGCCAGCCTGCGCGGCGTGGGTTGTGATTGCCTCGGGCTGGCACGCGGCGTCTGGCGAGAGGTGGTCGGCAATGAGCCTTTCACGATCCCGCCCTACAGCCGTGATTGGGGCGAGACTGGACCCCGCGAGGTGCTCGCGGACGGGGCACGACGCATGATGATCCCGGTTGCACTAATACCGACCTGCGCTGATCAGCACTCATGAGCCCATTGGCGCATCCCGATGGATTTGATGCGGGCGGGCTGGTCGATCAGTTTATTCCAAGCATCACAGCAATGATCGACAATTTCGTTGTA